GCAGCCGCTACACTAAAGACTACAGTTGCAGCAGTACCTCCTGCTTCTGAAATAAATTTTGGTCTTATCCATCTAACTGGAGTATTTGCGACGTTATAAACAGAAGTACCATTAGAAGTTATTGTCTTTTCAGTAATGATCTCACCATAATTTGTACCATCTATACTTCCTTCTAAATTAACTTTTACGTTGGTATTTATAGAAGCAACAGTAACTATAAGAGTGTAATCTTTTGTACAAAAAGTATTATTAACAGCTACTTGTAAGGCGGTACCAACACCAGGAGCTTCTAAAGCACTATCAGTTTGAAAAATAGTATCTTGAAAATAAGTTATAGCCATGAGTTTAAAAGTTGCCTAGTAATAAGAATAACAGGGGGAAACGCTATCTGTAATTTGTTTCCAATACTAGTCTGGTACCTACAGCTACATCAGCTGGGCCAGGTAAAGCTTGTATAAATTCCGCACCTTCTCTATTGAAACGATATCTAGCTTGCTCTGGATTTCTATAGTTAGGTACATATAAATGAAGAGCTAATCTATCTGTCTCATATAAATATATTTGTGTCCAAGTCTTTAATGTCTCCTTAAAGTCTGAAGTTGAAACAGAACGATCAACGTCTCCAGCAATTGTCTCAATACGGTTTCTTGGAGTCGTATCATTATTGACACTACCTGTCATATCTGTACGTTTCTCAGCTTCATCACAACGATTAATCTGTTCAACAATTTTGTCATACCAAAAAGAATCTTGAATATTATCTAATGCTTCTTCAAGACGTCCTTGGTCACCAGCAGGTACCGAAGTTAAGTTATAACCTAAGTGCCATCTGACCTTAGACTTTAAAAAAGTATCGAGCTTCATTAACTATTAACAAATAAGCCTATCTTTATTTTACTTTATATAGGTTCTCCCCATCGTCCCCTCTCCAACTATCTGACTTAGACGTTTTATACGTTGTAACGGAACAGCAGCGCAAGCGGGAACAATACTATTCCCTAATGACTTCAAACGCAGTACCCGATTGGATAACCCATCATCTCCTCTACGAAGTGTGGGTTGAGAAATATATCCTTTCCAATATGGGTTGAGTCTACTTTCTTGAGGTTCCCATTTGTATTCTGTAAATCGTTGAATAACTTCACTGCCTCTGGATTTACTGCTTCCCTTAGATTGGCTAACTTCGTTCTCCCTTTCCTGTGTACTTGTGTTTGTTTGACCATCGACTCGAACCCTCTCTGTGGTAGATGATCCATTGCCGTTGGAGTCGGTAGTAATGGATATTTTTTTGTCGGAATCCCTATCTCCTTGCAAATCCCTTCCTTCAGATTGTCTCCGTAACCTATGTTCGTCCTCCCAGGCTCGTTCGCTCTTGGTGTCGGAAGTAATGTCGCCAATAAAGGTTTCCCTCCCTGCTTGAATGGTACTTTCTGCTCTATCTTCGTACTCGCTATTGGGGTAGGCAATAATCCAGACTCTTTCTCGTCTATGACAGGCTCCCACATCTTTTGCTGATACAACACTCCATTCTGCATCGTACCCTGTTTTGGCAATTTGAAAGAGGACTTCTTGGAACGTTTCCCCGCTTTGGTGAGACAATAAATTTCTAACGTTTTCAAGTAAGACAAATTTAGGTCGAATTTCCCTAATAAGGCGAATGACTTCGTAGAATAATCCACTTCTTGTACCTTCTCCAATACCTCGTTGTTGTCCCGCAACGGACAAATCTTGACATGGAAAGCCAGCTGTGAGTACGTCGTATTCTCCTCGCTTTGCTTTGAATGTTTTGATGTCATCGTGAATTGGTATATTGGGAAAATTCTTTTTTAAAACTGATTGACAATACTCATTAATCTCTATGAACTGCTTAGTTTTATATCCACCTACTAGTCGTTCTGCTGCATAAGAAAATCCCCCTATACCTGCAAAAGCATCTAATATTTTTAATACCAATTTAATCTACTCTTACTAGATTCTCTTCAAATATTTGATCCCAATCAACACGTTTAATTGATCTCAGCTGCTCTAACTTTTGAAATCTTTCTCCAGAACATGAAGTCTGTAAGTCCTTTATATCTCTAGCAGTTTTTAAACCAACTCCAGGTAATGCATCAGCTATCTGTCTTGCACTAGCTGTATTAATATTCACTCTGGTATCAATAGGAAATGTCTCACGAGTTGTTAACTTAGCTGGCTTAACTCCCTCTGCTTCTAATTCTGCAGTTAATCTCTCCTCAGTCTTTATCTTCTCTGTAGTAGCCGCTACCTGTGGCATCAAATCACATTCATCTGCATAAATAACCTCATCTTGTGCGTCAACACACATCATGATGCCATCACCATGCTTAGATATAACTTCGACTAATCCACCTGTAGGCTTGTACTGATACAACATAACTTAATTTTTAACCTGTGATTAGCTTACCAGTGTAAATCTTTGATTTCAACGTTATTTAGGATGATTTGGATGGGAATTATCCATAACTATGGCAAATAAAGCAAAAGCAATACCCACTATTAATACAAAAGCCAAAAATTGCATAACAACTACTGAATTTTACTAAGTATAGACAAGAAAAAAGCGAGCCACAAGGACTCGCCTAATTCTTTTTATGAGTAGTCTATCTCTTACTCGTCGTTACCACCTACTTGTGATGCAAAGTCAATGAAACCTTGAACATCATTCCAAGATACAGCAGCAGCAGGACGTAGATAGTTCACACGACATACGATGTATGCAGCACGACCAGCATCAGAATCGTCTTGGCTGATATAGAGGCCATCACCAGTCACAGATGTGTTGGCAGTAGCGTTCAAGTTGTAGAGCTTGAAAGTAAGATCAGAAGTTGACTGATACATCATTGCATCCGCAAAGTTAGCTTGCGTATATGAAGAACCAATCACTCTGAGGAAAGGTAAGTTTCCATCTGTTGTGTCAGATGTACCTTGAGCAATACCAGAAGCACCAATAGAAAGACTTGCAGAAGCTGCTTTCAATCCATTAACAGGAGCTGCAGGAATACCCAATGGAGCACCACCATTGTCAGGTCCAAATAATAGAACCTCAGTGTTGGTACCAAGTAGATCAGCTGTTACAGGAGCTGCAGGGAAACCTGCTCTGTCCTGTGCAGCAGATGGGACATCTTGTGCAACGCAGATAGAAGCACCGTAGACATATGCAGGACGCTCTGCGCTTCCTTGTACTACGAGGCTTGTACGATCATCACGTACACGATCACCTACACGGCGATCAGGAGAAGGAACTGTTAAGTCAAGGCTCTTGTATGAAGCTTTAGCAGCAGCTAGGTTAGATACCTTTGCATAGCCGATAAGTTCAAATGCCTCAACCCCAGGCCATCCAAATACACCTTCATCGTTGTATGAGGATAGACGGTTAATCTGGTTACCTGGCTGAAGAATAGCTCCAGCGGAAGATTTGTAAGTTGCCATTAGTTATACCTCCTTACTCAGATACCGTGAAGGCTGTTGTGATGAAGTCCTTGTTCAAGTTCGCAAAACCAGCATATAGCTGCCATATCAAAATGATGAATCTTGAAAAGTCATCATTATTATTAATTAGAACTTGAGCATTAGGTCCACCAATACCTACACCGATAGCCTGTGGGCCGAAGAATAGACCAGCAGGAGTTGTTTTAGATCCTGCACCGTTTCCATCACCGATATCAGCAGTGATTGACTTAGCAGGGAAGTTTGTAGACTCAAAGAATCTTACTCCTTCAAAGACGAAACCGCTTGGCATGACTGGCTCTCCGCCTACAAACTGGGCTTGGCCGAATTGACCACCAGCGTAGATGGCTTGGTTAGGTTGTCCAGCACCCATGAGAGGAGAACCTTGTCCAGGCATTCCAGGGTAACGAGCAACTTCACGGAAGCCTTGGTCTGCACGTAGATCCTTCATGAATGAAGGGTCAGCGATACATCTGTAGTAGCCGTCTTGGAAGACAGGTACGTGACGCTTACGTAAACTCTTTACAACTTCTAAAAGGTCAGTTTTTACGTTGAACTTGAAGCGCTCAGAAGCATATTCTGTAGCTGTGTAAGCAGTAAGAGTAGTTGAGTTTGTCTTTGCTTTATTATTTGGATAGTAGTATCCACCTTGAGAATCAGAAGACTGGCCTCTTGACTCACTCTTAAAGAGTTCATCAATGAAGACTCTGTCTCTCCAACGACGATAGTCATCGAGAAGGGTCAACGAACCAATACTCTGGTGGAACATGTTTAAGTTTCCAGTATCGAGCAGTAGTCGCTGTGCTGTCATCAAGGTCTCTCTAGCAATCTTAAAGGTGCTAGGGAGGTTTGTATTATTTGGATCGGCTGGACCTGTATACTCACGAAGAGATACAAGAACCTTGTCCTTGACAATAGATCTGCTGTTTGCTGTACCTATGGTTTGATCCTGAGTACGCTCACGGCTAGTCTTAGTGCCAGGGTTACCAAAGAACCTATAACGATCAAGTTGGACCGTTTGACCAGGTTGCTTAGTAAAGTCATGTACGACTACTGGTTCGGCAGCCATCTCCACAATATACGCTGGGTGGGGCCTATAAAGCTCCGCGCCCAGTAGTTTTGGGAAATCGTTGTCTATGAACATTTGACGTTTTGGTTATAACAGCACAGGGCTGTAGATACCTGTGGAATAAATCCACTAGAACTGGAAAATAAATTCCATTATAAGAATTATATCAAAGGTTTATCAATGGACTTATGTAAGTTATACGTCTACTTAAACTTGATTAAAGCCAGAATACTGTGTTGGAGGCATGTAACCATCAGGTTTTCCTATAGCTCCCATCTGTAGTCCAGTTGGTTGCAATGTAGATTGGGATGCAGCCATCTGTCTTTGAGCTTCTTGAGCCACTAATAATGCTTCTAATGCTTTTGCTTCGTCCATTGTTTAAAAAGAATAAAAAAGAGGGGTAGCTTTAGTGCCACCCCTTTTGTTTAATGGATCACTCCATTACAAGTAGTTTCTGACGGAATATCTCAGGATTCTGTTGAGCTGCTGTTAGGTACTTCCAAGCATTCTGTGGGTCTCTGTCAGATGCATTACCAAAGTTGTTCCAGAAGTCTGCAGGATTTCCTTTAGCTTGTGGAGCAGGAGGTACAGGCATCTCAGGACGTGTAGGTGCTGGAGCTGCTGCTTGAGCCTGTCTAGGAGCCGCAGGAGCCTGTGTTTGGAACTGCTGACCTACTTGACGACCTTGAGGAGCTTGTGGAGCCTGTGAAACAGGGAAAGGACCATTAGGACCGAAGAACTTAGTTGTATAGTCAGCTAAGATATCAGGATTTGTAAGAATCTTTGTATAAGCCTTATGCTCATCATTTAACTCTTTAAGTAAACCTACACCTTCAACTAACTGAGAATTAGTCTTAACTAAAGCATCTTCAACCTGACAAGCGTAGTTATTAAGAACAGCTGGAGCATCAGCACCAAAATGATCTATAACCTGGAGACTAGCTTCGCTTACTCCGTTTGCCCTTAGCTGTTCCGCTGTCAGATCCGTAGACGTTTGGGAAGAGCCGTTGGAGAAGCCCTGGTTGTTGTTGATCCCAGGCATAGAGGTCGGCGCTGCCTGGTTGGCTAATTGGGTTGTTTGCTGGGATGCGTAATTGGCCTGGTCTGCTACTGGTGTCTGAGTCGACTGTTGACCCTGGAACGGGAACTGGACTGGAGAACTCAGGAGTCCGACGACCTTGTTGAACGCCTCCTTGTATGGGTTGTCCTGTGGTTGGGGCGCCTGGAATTCCTGGTAGCTTGACGGTGTAGGGGCGTATGTTGGTGCCTGTGTCGCCATCTGCGCTGGCGCTACTGGAGCTGGTGCCACCGCCGCTGGGCTGCTGGCTACCCATTGAGGTGTCGTACCTACTGTTGGGGCTTGTGCCGCTGATTGAGCCACGGGCGCCGCTGGAGCCACGTAGCTGTTCGGCTGGGTCTGGGATACTTGGGGTGCCGATTGGGTCGGCGCTACGGTAGCGTCCTGCATAAGTTACTTCCTTCTGGAGAGATTCTAGTGTTCTATATAAAAATGGGGTGAGATCAAGTCTCGGATCTGCAGCCATCGGTAAGTTCGGTTGCTGCGGATGTGGCGTTCTCATCTCTTGATTGATTAGATCAATAAATGACGAATACGCCCTTTGTACTTCCCCTACCATTCTAAACGGATAACCAGATAGCATTCCTGCAATCTCGTCGTCTGTTTTGGAAGGAAATAAGTACTTCAGTGCTTCTATACTATCAACACCCAATTCTTGAAGGTTTCGAGTGAAGATAGATTGGTTTAATTTATCTTGTGCTGTATCCTCATAAACTGGTCCCATCCACCGCCATAATACGGTTCTATCTCCATCAGGTGCTAAACCTACAACTCCATCTGGTATATCTCCTGTTTCAAGTACAGCATCAACTGCCTTCTGTAGTTTTCTCTCATAATTCATCTTCCCCTTTTCATACTTCTCTACTACTTTTTCGTCATCTAAATTCTCTGGTAGAACTGGATATTTAATTCCAGAAACATAAGCAAGAGACTTCTTGAATATCTGCTCCTCTTGGAAGAGAATTAATTCAAAACACTTACAAATACCGTAGGTATATAGCTGTAAACATTTCTTCTTAGCTGTAGCACTAACACGTCCATAAGCTGATTTAATCTCAGTTGCTGTGACGTTAGTAATACTTAAGTCATCTATACCACCTAGAGCTAGACGTAATTCACTACGTAGCTGTTCTGCATATCTAGCTTGGTCGGTACTTACTGCATTAGGAGTGATGAAACCTACACGGTCAGATGGCTCCAAGTTTGCAATAACCCTTGGAACTCTCATGCCACTTCCTGGCTTACCTATGTAACCAGAGGGAGAACGAGTTATAGGATCTTGCTTGAATGTAGAACTTGAAAGATCAAAGTTTGATTGGAAACCTGATTGACTAGAAATACTTGGTCTTTGTACAGCTTCATCAGGATTACTTTCGACAATGTCTTGCTTAGGTCGAGAAGATAAAAGAGTTGGATTACCAAAGAAAGATAAGTTAGCTCTAATATTCTTAACCATCTCATCGTGAGCAACGATTTGATTAGCTAACCACTCAAATTCACCTGCACCATCAGTACCGAAAGCATCTGGATTATTAAAGACCTCGACACATGGAATAAACTCCATAGTGTTTTCTACAGTCTTCTTATTCATTACTCCAATATCTGCTACTTCCTGATCAAAACTTATCTCTTGTTCGCTATGTGATTCTTCTATTTCTTCAGCGGTAATACGTAAACGCATATAACGCTTATTTGTATTTAAACCAACTGTGCTACTAAACCCTTTCTTTGCACGAACCTTATATGGATAGATAATGATTACTTCTTCTAGATCACCTTCTGGAGAGTAATAGGATCTATAAGCATCTTTATCAAACCAATAAATTCTGTATGTTTTATTTGTAGGTCGTATATAAAACAACCCTTTACCATACGCTAAAAATCTATCCCAAATTGAATCTAACCTTGCATCTAATTTATTGAACTTAATGACTTGTTGAATAAAATCAAATCTTTGAGTACCTAAATTATCCTGTTGAGGAAAAAATTCGACCCCTTGCCTTATCCCGAACATCTTCATCTGAGAAAGATGTGCGTTAACCAGCATCGTGTCAGCTGGTCCAGTGCCGTCACGATCTATAACTGACTTGACGATATCTTGAAGTGCGGATTTACTACTATCACTCATGAGTACTTAGTGATTTGATCTATTGGTCAATGTCATAACCAGCATGGAGACGTCTAAGTGTAATAACGTCATCCTCTACTTCGACTTCAAATCGTTCATTAGGCTGTATAGCCATGTCATGTACAATTTCATCAGTTAGAGGAATTACGGCAGAACCATAAGCATCTTGCTCAAGTTCAATCTTGTAATAACTAGGAGACATTGGAAAGTGGTATTTCTAGTTTAAATCGTCAATACTCTAACTCTAGTTTTCCTTTGGTCATTAATCCATTGCACAGCCAAACAAGTGCATCAACACAGTCGTCATGAGAACTAACTCCGAAATTAACAATCTCATCTGTCAATGGTCCAAACTTTCGATACTTATTAAAAATGATTTTTCGTTGCTCAAATAGACCCATTATCCCTCTAAAACGTGCAACTTTATCTCCTCTAAAACCTTTTACTGCATGCCAAATAACGTTATACAATCCATGGTCTCCCTGACATATTCGTTTAAAGTCTGCTTCTAAAGAAGCCTGATATGCCACGGCTTCTGACCAAACATGAATAGAACTTCCAGTAGGAAAATAGTTTTTACCATCTTTATGAACAACTCCCCATTCTTCTAACATTTCCATTAAAGCTTCTAACTTCTCAAGGTTCCCCATAATTCGTATACGCTTGCAATCAATCACATGAATTTTGTTACCAATACGTCCACCCATGACAAATACTGTGAAATCATTCTGTTCTCTCACACCTGCAGATAAATCAACTCCTATTCCCATTGCATCAAATTCAGTAGCTATTCCACCTCTAACAATTAAATCTGGAGAAAGAGATAACTCACTTGTTTGTACAATCTGATTCTGATACTGGAAACTAAATGCAACTGGAGCTTGACGACGACGGTCTCTCAAATAATCAAGTGACCACATATCAGGCCAGTACGAAATTTCTTCTCCTTCCTTATCAACAGTGATTGCAGATTGAACTATCTGAACCCAATCATTTGCTGGAGTAAAAGTACTGTTATGGATATCATCATGTCTAAAACGTGTACCTAGACAAATAGCTCTTCCACCTTCAAACATAGTGGGAACAATAACTGAGTTCCAGTTATCTTCCATAGCCTGACGAATATCTCTATTTTTAATATCATCAGCACTTTTAATAGCGTCATCAATAATACAAAGATGTGAACGTTTAGATGTCACAGCACCTTTCAGTCCTGCACAACAAACAGTAAATTCTTCTTCACCAGTAGATTTAATTCCTGCAAACTTCCAGTCAATACTCCAATACTCGTTAGAGTTTATACCTTTTGCTATTTTTACTTTTGGAAAAATTTCTCGATAAGTTTTACTTTCTTCAATAATTCGCTTTATTGCTGCACTCTTAGGTCTTGCAACATCAACGGTATATGAAATATATAAAACTTTTAAAGGTTTTTTCTTAACTGCATGTATACCAACTGACCAAGCAGTATATAAACCAAGAATTGTAGATTTAGCACTACCCCTTGGAGCCAAAATATCTATGTTTGGTCCACCAATACCTACTAAACATTCACTATCTTCTCCAGTACAAAGATAACGATGCCATTCTCTATGATGAGCAGCTGGAGGTTTATCTCCTACAACATCACAAAAATATGCAAAATCTTCTCTTGCACGTTCTACATCAACAGACGATGTCTTTTTAACAACTTGTTGTTTAGCAGCGGCTCTCGCAGTTCTGCGATAAACGCTATAAATACTTGTACCTGCCATGCACGTAGCATAGCCTAAGAATCTTTAACTTTCCTCTTGTAATATCTTTGTCCAGACTCCCATAGATGCTTCTTGTAATGGACCTTCAATTGGATCATCTCTAAAAATAGATAACATCTCACGTAATGCTCGGTCTGCTCCAGCAAGAATTAAACCTTGCTTATCCATCAAAACCTTCTCATCTCCTAGTTGTTTAATAGTTCCTCTTAATTCCTTTTGAAGCATTGCAATCCTTGCAGCACCCATATCTTGTTTAACCATTCCCATATCAATGCCATCACGTAACTTAGCTATGTCTTGTTGCATAGCATCAATTTCTGTTTCTAAAACTCCATGGAAATTACGTTTTTTAAATTTCTTTTGTGACCACTCATCACATTCCACTATGCTTCCTGTGAAACCAAGAAAACGGGAATATAGATAAATTTGTATTGGTGATGCTGTTCTTTTACAAAAAGCTAGAAATGATTCTCTATCTTTATCAGTTAATGATTTTAACCACTTAGTAAGACCTTGCTCCACGTTGTGCTTGTCCGTAATCTCTTGCTTCTTTATAGCGACGGAACAACTCTCTTTGCAAGTCTGTCGCTCTGACCTCCTGACCTTCTACTCTACGAGTAGCCCTTGTTTGCTGTCCACCTTCTGCTATCCCTGCTCTTTCTTCCTGACCTTCTACCCGACGAGTTCCTCTTGCCTGAGCACCCTGTTCTGCATACCCTGCTCTTTGCTCTTGACCCATAACTCTACCTGTGGCTCTTTGCTGCGCTCCTTCTTCAGCAGTACGTGCTCTATCTTCCTGACCACGTACTCTTTCTACTGCCCTAGTCTGGGCACCTTGCTCTGCATAGCCAGCACGTGTCTCTTGTCCCTGAACTCTACGTGAAGCTCTATCTTGAGCACCCTGTTCTGCATATCCAGCTCGTGTCTCTTCTCCACTTACTCTTTGTCCTGCTCTTGTTTCTCCAGCAATAGCTTGTGCTTTTCTAATATCTAAATCAGTAAAGAACTCAGTATTAACACGATCAAGTTCAGCAGCTACTTCCATGTTTAACATGTTCTGCTTATTAGTTAATTCTTGAAGTATAGCTTGATCGCCAAGAGATTGATCAGGTAAATAAGTTGTTTTTAAATCATCAGTTTCTGAAGTAAGACTTCCTGTTCCTCCTGTTCTATCTGTTATCCCAGTTAAATATTCTTGTGCGGCGGCACTAGTTTCTAATCTATTGTTTGTACGAGCTAAATTGTTAGCCGTTTTTACTCTTTCTTCTTCGGTCTGACCGAAACCTGAACTATTAGTCATGACTTATGCGAAATTTGGAGTATTAGGGACACCTTGACGGCCAAATGCTCTTTGACCTTGTGCAGCCCATTTTGCAGCATCAGCCATAGCAGCCATGCCCATACGATCATAATAGTTGGCTTTAGATGCACCAAATGCTCTCTGCTGTTGAGCAGGAGCTTGCATCGCAGCCCAAGTTAAATTTGGCTTTATAGCATCTTGCATTGTTTGATAATCAAGTAACCTATTCTGCCTTTGCGTCGCATACATATCTTGATACATAGGCTTTGTTGCAGCATATTGATTATCTACATAATCAAAGCCTTGTAGCTGACTATATGGATCAGGAACTGCTGCTCCAAAAGCACTTGTTCCATAGTTTCCTATACCAGCAGCTGTACCTAAATTAATATTGCCAAGACCTACACCTGAATAACTCGTATCAATACCTTGAGGTATTATTTGAGGCTGAAGTACATTAGCCGCAAGTTGACCTAAAGCATTAAAGGCCAACTCTTTTTGTTGTGGAGAACCTTTTAACACTTAAACCTCCTAAGAGTAGCTGTAGTTATTTGTCAGAGCGCTTCCTACTTGTGACATTGCATTTGTTCCTTGATTTAATCCAGCAGTGTTAGCGTCTCTAAGCATTCCAGCTTGAGTCTCAATGTTCTTCCTGATACCAGCTGCTGCTAGTTGTCTCTGTAAATCTCTTCTCTTAGTCTCTTCTGTCCACTTCAACTGAGTTCCAGCAATAGTATCTAACATCTTGGCATTCAATTCAGCTTGCTTAAGTTGAGCAAGTCTATTAGCAGCCATTGCACCACCTGGATCAATCACATCATAAGGACTAGCTCCGTACATCTGAGTTCCTCCATATTGACCTAATCCTCCTGGGACAGCAGGACCAGCTGCTCCTGGTGGTAAACCTTGTACAGCATTGTAACCAGCAATACCAGCAACGTTATCTCTAATACCAGTTCCTACTTGTCCTACACCTGAAGCAATGCTTTGTCCTACTGGAACACCAACATTACCTGTTAGTATTGATCCACCACCAAGTAGACCTCCTCCTAAAGTTCCTAACCCTGCAGCTTCTGCAGCACCTAATCCTAAAAGACCTCCTAACTTCTGACCAGCAAATCGACCTGCACCACCCATACCAGATGCTCCTAAAGCACCAACACCAGCTCCTAGTGCAGCTTGTCCTAAATTACCGCCACTTCTACGATACCCTTGGATACCTCCTAAAAGAGATCCTCCTATAGCTAAAGCTGGTAAAAGTCCGATTGCCATTCTCTTAAAACCTAAAAATCTTATATAGCTTTTATTTTAAGTTAACTAACTCTTGGAGGCGTTCTCTAATAACTCCTCTCTTGCAAGACGAAGATAATTCTTTAATACATTCATATCTAACATTAAAACTCCATTCACTTCCATCACTGCTTCAGGGATAACTTTTTGTACTTGTTGAGCAGAAAAACCAGCCCTTAACGGTTGAGTAGGGTCTAACTCTTTCTTATATCTAAACTGGATTGGCTCCAGTTGTTTTAATTTTTCAAGAGCACTCACGAAGTTCCTTAACAAAGAAAGCTGCTTGGGCTAATTCGTCATTAACCTCAGTTGTTATCAATGGTGCAATATCTACTTTTACTCGTTCATCACAGAACAAACCACCTATACCACCAAGTATTGCTCCTGGAATTCCACCTGCTTGGAATCCTCCTAATGCTCCACTGACAGCTCCTGCAAATCTATTTGGTTTCTTTGCAGTACTTCCTCCTGCTCCCATATATGCACCAGCTGGATACTCAGGTTGGTTTTTAAAAGCATAAAAATCAACTGGTTTATCAATAACAATACCTGGCATCGAATGTGTTTGACCTCCTGCTGTAAATGCTGATGAAGTTGATACTGGACTACTTGTAGTAGGTGTTGAACCTTTACCTTGTGTATATGCACTTAAAAATTGACTTCCTCCTGGAGTAGAAGTTCCTGGTCCCATTTGACCCATATACCCTTTCGTAAAAGCTCCTATAGCATCTTCAAAACCAAATTTCTTCTCTGGTGCCCAACTCTTATTGTCACCTCCTCCTATAGGATTAAATTGTTTACCAAATGTCCCAGGTACCCAGTTATATCCACCAGAACCTTTCTGGTCAAAATCAGTAAAGCCACCTGTAAGGAAATCAACTCCCCCACCAATACCATCTTTTAACCAATTCCAATCCGACATATTTTTAGGTCACTTTTTTATTATTATATTATTTGTAAATAGGAGTTTGAGCACCAATTATAGATGTCGCCATATTATAGGCATCTCTTGGTCCTCCTCCCATACCACCTCCTACAGATTGTCTACCTGGGGTTTGGGCTTGTTGTCTCATCTGCTGTAATGCCATCTGATGTTCAAATTTCATTTGTGCAGTTTCTTGTTGGTAATAAGCAGAAGCTCTAGCAGCGTCAATATTTGAATTACCAGTACTTGGTCCCATACCTCCACTGACAGCTAAAGCGTAGTCAGAACGTGGCTTAGTAGCAAAGTGAACACCTAAACCAACGGCTGCTGCTCCAGCAATAGGTGCTGCATAACCACCTAAAGTTGCTGCGGTTTCAGC